AAGAAGAAGAGCAGCCAAAGCTGTGTTGCTCCTTCATGCAACGGGGGCAGGAGCCATCTTCAACTACACGGTACACCTCTGGCCGAGGCTGCAAACCTGTTGGGGATGATATCTCACGAATCCACTACTCCTTGCGGGTGTCCATTCAACCTAATGCTGTCGAACAAACTGCGACAGCGTTTCGGGGACCCCACCAAGCCACACCACATTGGACCACGAATGATGAGAGCCTATGAAAATGCACAGCGTAATTTGTACCAGCGTATTTTCGACGGCACACGTCATAAGAACGCGATTCCGGTCACCGACGTACCAAAGAGGTACACAGGTGGGCATCGCGCACTGTATGAACGCGCAATTGACTTTCTCGAAAAACACAAGGACTTCGAGTCAGTCGGTGTACCGCAAGTCAAGCCTGGCGAGCGCTGTGCACCTGACGGTGAGCCGAAAGCAGGCCGTCCGCGCACCATAATCATGCAGTGTTGTCGAAATCCAGAGAATGGTGAGTGGCTACCCGCACCCATCGCCGCCGAGTTGCCAGGCAGGCTGCTCGTCGAAGAAGGTTTACACACCTTGAGAAATCCAAACGGAACGCGACAATGCGCGTCCGGCCGAACCCTCCATCAGAGGGCTCACGATATTAAAGACATGTTTCCACCCGGAGGCTGCTGTCTCAGCATTGATGCCACCTCTTTCGATGGCTCACTGGGACACCTAGCCCGGCTGGAGCGAGAAGGCTTCCTCACTTTCGCTCAACGACATCGTATCTGGTCACGACACCTGGAACTGGCTGTCGGCCAGCAGAACGATCTCAAACTGCGAAACCGTGACGGATTCAGAGGCCGGCTCGTCATGAATCGGGCAAGTGGAACCGCTGGCACGTCCGCCGGCAACAAGTGCGTCATGCTCGCGGCTTTGATAGCCGCTTGCGGACCCGCGTACACAAATGGAGATGTATTCTTCTACTGTGACGGTGATGACACGCTTCTGTTCCTAAGTGCCAAACTGACTCGTGAGTTCGACCTTCCCGACAACGAAAAGGGTCCTACACCCGCTGTTCGAAGTTGGATGCGTCGAATGGGCGCCATGGGCTTGGAGATCAAAATCGACGGCATCGCTCATGCTTTTCAGCATGTAGTGTTTTGTCGTGCAAAGCCGTGCATGTCAGCGCACGGCTGGATGATGGTCAAAGACCCCGCTTCCGCCTTCCAGAACCTCTCCTGCGTCATCCGCCACTTCCGCAGCCCACAACTGCCCACCTATCTCTCGACATTACGCTCGGGATTCGGGCACATGTGGGACGGAGTGCCGGTCCTGGGCTGCATCGGCCATATGTACCCAGACAACGGAAAGTTCAACCGCTCGCTCCTCGCCACCAACGGCAACGAGCGGTGGCTAGGCAAACGATTTCTCAACGATAGGAGTATCGCGACTGAACCAAACCGGATCACTGCCGAGGCTAGACACATCTTCACAGACGTGTATGGCCTTAGCGTTACCACGCAACTGCGACTAGAGGCGATTTTTCAAGAAATTGGAGAGTCGGTCGCTATTGCTCTGGAGACTTTCAAAGCTCCACCCTCTTCACAAGCCAGAATCACAGTAACCTGACTAACCCCTCACACAAAAATATCTCTTGGAATCTGTTGGTTCCACATGAAAATGCCCACGGCCATATTGTTGGTCGACCGACTTAGTCACTCGGGGAATTTGCGGGAGAGACATTGCGTGATGTGGGGTTCCACCAAAATGAGTTAAATAATATCCTTCGGGAGGGCCTCATCTGTCACCTACCTATAGTAACCACAACTACTTACGATCAACG